TGGACGACAGAACTTGCAGACCAAAGCGTCCGCCCTGGTCCACCACCGCACAGTCATGTCGTAGCCCATGTCTTGCAGCACGGGCCGGATACCATTCGTGCCACCCACCGCCGCTTTCGTCACCTCGGTAGCCGCCGTGGATGCGTCGCGCGACGGGCCGATTGCCTGAGCTAGCACCTGCTCGATGGTCTCTTGTGACGGCGGTTCCGCCTGCCATGTTCGGCCTGCTGCGTCGATAATATCTCGCGCCGTCTTGATGTTGCTGGCTGCTGCGTCTGCGGCCTGCTTCGCTGTCGCCGCCATGCCCTGCCGGATCATCGCGGAATGCTGCCGGTCGTTGACGCCGGTATTGCCGGTGCCCGCCGCTGCCCGAATGTCGTTGGCAATGCTGCCCGCCGACCTTGGCTTATCGCCCCCCTTCTTCGCCATCGCTGACCGCTGAGACCCGACCGCACGCGAGTTGCCCAGCAGTTCTTCCAGGTGCTGATTCGCCGCGAGCATCCAGATTGCCAGCAGCATCCCAGCCATCTCTTGCCGCCGCTCCTGCTCCCACCGTGCCCAGTCATTCGACGTCACACGCGAGGGGTCGGGAGGATCGCCCAACTTGTCGCGCAGTTCCGCCCGCTGCTTGCTCGACAGCCGGGAAAGCCGCTTGGCAAAGTCCGCCTCGATGGCCATGCGACCGACGATCTCAGACATCGCAGCAGCCCCCGTGCTCGTGAAGTTGCGACAGGATCGCCCGGGCCTCTGGCACGCTCTGCACTGACTCCAGAGCCGCCACGACTGCCGCGTCAATCGCCGACTCGCTCACGTTGCCGACGATCCCCGCCGCCCAGTCAACGCCAGTTGTCCCGCCCCAGCCCAACCAGGCGACGTGCCCCGCATCCCGCCAAGGTTCGTCCGCGAACTCCGGGGCGACCTCGGCGTTCTTCCTGTGCCGGGCGAAGGCAGCCATCCTGCCGACTGTCTCCCGCGAGAGCCGATCCCCTCGGGCCAGTTGGTTCGCCCGCGTCCACCCGACCTGCGTCATCCCCTGCACCGCGTCCCCGTGCTCATCCCGCCACCGCAAGACCCTCCTGGCGTTGTTCCTCGCGGACTCGGGAGGGTCGTAGGATTCGGCCTCCTGCACGCTCGCGGGCTGCATGTTGGCCTGCTCGGCGTCGTAGTCGAGCCCCGCTTGTTTGGCTGCCGTTCTCTTCGACAGGATGCCCGACTGAATCTGCATCGCCTGCACCGTCGCCAGTTCCTGCGGGTTGCGACTGGCTACGCTGGGCTTCTCGACCGCGATCTCGACCATTGACTCGATCTCGGCCCACGGCACCTGGGGGAGCCTGCCCTGCTCCCACGCGAACCGCAGCACCTTGTACAACATCGCTTGAAACGTCCGCGCGTAGAACGCCTGATCGGCTTCCCGGGCCTTCACGAACGGGCTTTCGGCTACCAGCGTGCTGGCGTAGTTCGCATTCGACGCATCCCCCGAGACCATGTATTCCGGCATTGCCCAGCGCGTGCCGACAATCCGCAGAACGTACTGCGAGACTTCGAGAAAGCCCGAGTTCCGCTCTGCACCCATTGGGCCGGGCTTGTACTGCAATCCGGGACTCGGCTTCAAGATCGTCCCCGGGTTGTACCGCTGGACTCGCTGCGGCTTCTGTCCCCCGCCGACGACATGCCGACCGTACTGGGCCACCGCATCGCTCGCCCCGAGGGATTGAATGCTCGCCTGCGTCGTGCCTGCTGGGGCCTCCAGAATCCACGCGATCGCGGATTGCAGGGCAGCACCCTCGGCCATGTTTCGCCGCAGCTTGGCCTCTCTGGCGATCTCCTCGACGATGAGGAACGCATCCGAGACCCCGCGCTTGGCATTCGCCACCGCATTCCGCCGGACATGCAGCATCCGCCGAGCCGGAATGTAGTCCCAATCGAGCCCCCCATCGTCCCGCGACAGATGGTAGCCCATCACCTGCGACGGTCGGGTCTCGGGAGTTCGCACACCGAATGACCACGACGTCGGGCCGTCGTAATCCGCCAGCCACTCCTCCAACTGTCGCACGTTCCCCGGCTCGCGGATCTGGTCTGGCTCAAGGAAGCACAGCGTGGGCCTGCCCTCGGGCGATGCCTCGATGTACGCGAAGCACTCCCCGTCTTCCCGGCTGCGGTGGTGAATCTCGCGATCGATCACGCCGACGAAGTCCACGTCATCAAGGAACCGGTCAACGATCCGCTGGCACTGCTCGGCAAGTTGTTGGTTGTCACACTGCACCGTGAAGTCAAACCCCGGACCGAACGTGTATTCCGCGAGCCGGTCGAGTGCCGCCGTCAGCACCGGAGTCAAGAGTGCCAGGTTGCGGGCTGCCCCACGAATGTAGGCCAGGTCGATCTCGGTGTCGTAGTACGGCTTGTATCGCCCGTCTGCCCGATCGGTCGCACTCGTGAACGGGTTGACCGCGGTCGGATACCCGAATGTCGGGTCGTCGTACAGATAGCCCCGCCGGTCGATGGTCTCGGGGACGAAGGCTTCAAGGAGATTTCTAATCGCGTCGCTCATTCTTCGATTCCCTCAGAGTCTTCCGACGTTCGCCGCACCGCTGACACTCGCGATACTCAACGATCCCCGACCGCCCCGCGTGGCTCGTCCGAATCCGCATCGGCTCACCACAACTGCACATTCTCACCACCTGACGATACCGCCCAATGTCGCTCACGTGAAGACCTCCTCTGCGTCCTGATCCACGCCCACGGCCAGCCCGTTGAGCCCACGAACCGCCATCTCCAGAGCATCCGGCCCGTCGTCGTGTTGCCCGCGAGGGAACTCGCCCAACTGATCGAGCAGCAGCCGCGTACCCGGTGCGTCCCGGAATCGGAACATGTCCGACCCCAGCAACGGACCGAGGGCCGAGACCCGCAGGATCTTGTTGCCGGTGTTGATGAGCGTCTGTAGCGACATGGCCAGCCCTGCCGAGAGTGCAGCGACATGGAACGATTCTGCAAGCACCCGTTGAAAGCCGTTCCCTTCGAGTACCATCAAGTTCGCCCCGTGCCTCGCGTACATCGCCACCGCGTCCGCTGCGATCTCCTGCTCGGGCCGTCGCCTGATGTCGGCATCCACCCACAGTTTCCCGCCGCTCCTCCCGATGAAAACGATGGCCGAGAAGTCCCCCTTGCGGTCATCCGCCCCGAGGCTGGGGTCCACCGCCACAACGCCGACCTCGAACTGCTCGGGCCAGCGGGCTGCCACGACCTTATCCCCGAGATACTGCCCCCACTTGCTTTGGCCCCACTTCCCGGGCCGTTGTTGGAACATCGCCCTCCACCAGTAGTCCGACCGCTCCCGCCGCATCTGCTCCAGCTTGGCCACCGGGTAACGCTCGGGCCACAGTGCCTCCCCCGGCTGTCTTCCGATGATGTCGCCACCCTCGGCCAATGCAGGCAGTGTCAGCCGTCTGATCTGCGCGCCGCTCTTGATCAATCGGCCAAAAATATCGTCCTCGTGCCATCGGGTCATAATGCCAATGACCTTGCCTCCCAGCTCAAGTCGCGTGCTCGCCGTTGATTGCCACCAATCCCAGTTGTTCTCTCTGGTCGTGGCAGACAACGCTTCCTCCGCGTTCTTCACTGGGTCATCGATGATCAACAGGTGGGCCCCCCGCCCTGTCATCGGCCCGCCCACGCCTGCCGTGCTCATGCCCCCGCCTGCAGTTGTGCTCCAGTCGTCTGCCGCCGAGTTGTCTTCCGACAGTCGCCGACCAAACACCGGGCAGGCAACATCCGCGAACACCTGGCGAGCCTTCCGTCCCCATGAACGGGCAAAGGTCGCCTCATACGCTGCCAGCATCACCCGCCGATCTGGCCAGACGCCGAGGTACCATGCCGGGAGGAACTTGCTGACCAACTCCGACTTGCCATGCCGGGGGGGAGCCTCAATCAACAGGATCGGTTCGCTTCGCCCCGTGATGGTGTCACAGATGGCCTGGCTAATTGCTTGGACGTGGCGTGGAATCTGGAACTTGCCCTGAGTGGCCAGCCGGGCGAACAGCGTGGGAGTCGCTACGTCCCTCCAAGTAGGCGAGGAATTCGGGCTCATGCAACGCCGCCTCCACTGACTGACCGACCGACACCGAGACGCCCACGTTGACCGTGCTGGAGGGTGGCCCCTGCTCCCGCTTGATGTTCAGCCCATCAATCGCAGCCAACGCCCGGGCTGCTGAGATCGCCACGGCATCGTCTTGGTTCCGCTCTACGACGCTTTCCAGCCGCTCCACGACCAGCCGTCGCGTAGCCTTTCGCACTGGCCACCGTCGCCGGGCTGCCATCTCGACGAGGCGAGCATCGGACCGCATGCAGTCGGGGTCGCTCAAGAGCCCCCCCCCTCCCCCTGAGATCGGGGATTGCTGCCCTTCGCCCACTCCGCCAGCGTCCACCGGCTTCTTCGTCGGCTTGGGGCCACCCGGAGCGATCACTAGCTGCTCCTCACCTGCAAAGTCGCCACGAAAATCCGCGTGTTACTCGCCGACGTCGTGCCGCTCACCGTCAGCGTGTAGTCAGTGTCAGCAGTCCCCCCGCTGATCCTGACTTTCGCCCCCTCGTTCGCCGCCACCGTCAACCCCGTGAAGTCATCGGTGAATGCCGACGCCTGCACGCTGGGCGAGCCAATTGTCAGCCCCGAGGGTGACGCCGACACACTCACCGATGACAGCGTTTCCCCGCTGGCCAGCAACTTGCCGAAGTCGAGCCCGTACAGGACCGACTCCGATGGGTGCTTCACAATGGGCCGCTCTGCCGCAACGCTCAGTCCTGCCATGCTATCTCCTCGGCCTCATTGTCTCCGCCCTCGGCGATCCCCGCAAGACGTCTTCCCGCTGCTGTCCGCGTGCCACGTCTGGCCTGCCCACCCCTCGCCAGGTCGGTG